TGGACAATGGATCAGGAGTTTTCTCCCGCATTCAAGTCCTCGATGCTGCTAAAGGTGCTGGTCTCCCAGCTCCTAAGTGGTTCTTTACTGAGCGCAAAATTGGTCGTAATCAATACGCGCTCAACATGGAAGGTGTTGCTCTTGCAGCATCTACCCCCGCTCCCGTCATAGTTAAACGAAAGCCTATTATGACAGTAGCACCGACACCCGTTCCCGAGGCGAAGGTTGTTACTCAGGCTAAGTTGACGGTTGAAGTGGATGACTTGGTTCCCGCTACTGACCCAACGTATGTTGCGTTTGGATTCAGCCGCGATCTAACCAAGATCCTTAAGTCTCGGATTTTCTATCCGACATTTATCTCTGGTCTGTCAGGAAACGGCAAGACTACAATGGTTGAGCAGACCTGCGCAAAGCTAGGTCGCGAGGCTATCCGAATCAATATCTCTATTGAGACTGATGAGGACGATTTGATTGGTGGGAATACACTAGTCGATGGCAACGTAGTCTACCGTGAGGGCCCTGTGCTGACGGCGATGAAGCGAGGTGCAGTCTGCATCTTGGACGAGTTGGACCGAGGATCCAACAAACTTATGTGTCTTCAAGCTATCTTGGAGGGCAAGCCCTACTTCAACAAAAAGACTGGAGAGGTGATTACTCCTGCTTCTGGTTTCAACATCATTGCAACCGCAAACACTAAAGGACGCGGCTCGGATGACGGCAAGTTTATGTCGGCTCAGATCCTAGACGAGGCTTTCCTTGAGCGTTTTGCAATAACCGTTGATCAGGAGTATCCCTCTCCAGCTACTGAGAAGAAAATCATTCTCGGTAAGATGGGCAAGGTCAACAAGGTTGACGAGGACTTTGCTGACAAGCTAGTCACTTGGGCTGACATCATTCGTAAAACATTCCGCGAGGGTGCTATCGATGAGTTGGTATCAACACGCCGCTTGGAGCACATTGTCAATGCATACGCTATGTTTGATGACCGTATGAAGTCTATCGAACTCTGCGTCAATCGCTTTGACGAGGACACGCGACAGGCATTCAGCGATCTCTACACTAAGGTAGATGCTGGTGCTACTCTAGAGTCTATGACTGCTGAGTCAGATGAAGTAACCCTCGATGTTGTTATGGATGAGGATTTCTCATAATGACTACTCAGATACAATCACTAATTAAAGAAGCCAGACAGTTGACTGAGAGTATCGATGCAGATACTGCTCGATTGGTAGAGGTCGTTGACCTGTTGATTGCACTGCGGAAGGTACCGCCAGTGTTCTCAGAGTTTCCGCCAACGGAGGGTTGTTGATGTACAAGTTCCGCGAAGACGAATTGATTCAAGAATTCAAAAACTACATTGACTCTACTTACGAGGGTCATTATGGACAAGGAGGTCTACAGTCTGCTGAGATTATTATAGACCGAGGACATGGCCCAGGCTTCTTTCATGGAAACATTGACAAGTATAATGGGCGATACGGCAAGAAGGGCGAGACCCCTGATGTATGGCGTAAGGACATTGTGAAGATTATCCACTATGGATTTTTAGCTCTTTACGAGCACGACAGGGTACATACCGAGTAACAGAATTAGAGGCGCAGCGGCGATTTTCCTATTGAAACTTCTCTCCTCAGACGGCCGCTGCGTCTCTTCTCTTATAAATAAGAGAAGTAACTTTGAGGATTGACAAATGGCAAACATTTACGAACTAACTTCTACCCGAGATTCATTAACCGATGTTTTTTGGGAAGGCATTTCAACATCAGTAACTGACAACTACAGTGCTGCGATCACTACCATATGTGATGATTACAACGGCATCTTTTCTCAGATAACTTCTGATGACGGGTTGACATCTACAATTCAAATTAGATTCCCTGATGATGTTGACCTTGAAACTGTATCCGCAGCATTTACTGCTGCTTTGAATGAGACTACAACAGATCGTGAAATAATCGATGCGTCTAAAAGTAGTGGAAAGATTCAGTTGACCTTTTCTGAATAAAGTAGATTGACTTCTACTTGAATATTATGTACAATGTGACGACAAATTATAGTATGGAGCTATCTTATGAAAATATCGAAGTCCACCCTGGACATTCTAAAAAACTATGCTAGTATCAACACGAACATCCTTGTTCGTGAGGGTAACACTCTAGCGACGATTAGCACGGGGAAAAACATTTTTTCTCGCACTACAATCTCTGAGACATTTGATCGTGAGTTTGCGATTTATGATCTCAATAGTCTGTTGGCACTTCTCACTCTGATGGATGATACTGATGTTGCATTCGGTGAGAGTAGTATGACAGTAGGCAAGGATCAAAGTCAATTTGAATACTACTATGCTGATCCTAGCATTGTTGTCGCAGCACCAGACAAAACGATTGAGGTTGATGAGCATTATAAGTTTACTTTGACTTCTGAAGAAGTGAATATGATAATGAAGGCTGCTGCAATTGTATCTGCGCCAATGCTGAGTGTAGTTGCTAAGGGCGGCACGGTGACGTTATCAGTCGGCGACCCCTCAACTCCTAAGAGCAACACTTTCAGGCATGTCATAGGTGAAAGCGATCTTGACTTTGATTGCCGCCTCGCAGTGGAGAACTTCAAGGTGATCACGGGCGAATATGATGTTACGCTTTCAAAGAAAAAATTCATGTACTTATCTAGCACTTCATCTGATATGAAGTATTGGTTAGCACTTGAACCTAGCTCAGTTATTTAGGAGAAAAATTATGCCAGGTAATGCAGATATGTTTAAGTCGGATCTATCGGGAAACACTCCAGATAATATGCTTATTGCGAATGTAATTTTTCGCATGCGAGTGCGAGATGACACTATCACTGAGGGCAATCCCTTTCGATGGGAAAATGTCACAACCGCTGATCTAGTAGCAGGTAAACGAGTAATCATATTCTCGTTGCCTGGTGCATTCACACCTACTTGCTCAATTCATCAACTACCTGATTTTGAAAGGATGTACGATGAATTCAAAGCAGAAGGAATCGATGAAATCTTTTGTCTATCAGTAAATGACGCATTCGTAATGAATGCTTGGGCTAAGGCTTCAGGGCTAAAGAACGTCAAGGTTATTCCTGATGGCTCTGCTTTGTTCACTACATTCCAGCATATGGATGTGAAAAAAGACAACTTCGGTTTTGGTGTTCGCTCTTGGCGGTATGCAATGATCGTAGACGATATGCGTGTTGAGAAGGCTTTTGTTGAACCAGGTTACGGTGATAATGTAGACGATGATCCTTATGGAGAAACGACACCGCAAAACATCCTGGCTTGGCTAAAGGAGCAATCGAAAGAAGGTGGTAGGCAATTGACCCTAAACTTGTCTGACGGTATTGACTCCAAAGCAACAATGAGTTAAACTGTGTTTTTTATTATGAGAGGTTTTTATGTCAGATGAATTCTTGTGGGTTGAAAAATATCGACCACGGACGTTGGAAGAATGTATTTTGCCTGACGCGCAGAAACAAGTATTTCAACAGTTTATCGAGGCTGGAGAAATTCCTAACATGCTTCTCTGCGGGACAGCGGGTACAGGTAAGACTACTGTTGCCCGCGCTCTCTGCAATGAACTCGGC